TCCACGTTCTACCTCCTTACGGCGTAGCCGCGATGAGGTACGGCGCATCGACAGTGAAGAACGCTCTCCAGCTGCCGGCAGTGAGTGCGAAACCTGCGATGGTGTAGTTGCAGCCCATATACCGCAGCGCCATCTGGGCGGGAATCTTGAACGCGAATATCGTGCTGTTTGCGGCCCAGGCTACGATTGTCGCATTCGCCAGGATCCCGGAACTCCACATCACTGTGGGCGTTGTGAGGCCGGTGGCTGCCGATGTGACCAGGTCGATCTGGAGTGTCCCGCCTGCTGCGGAGATCGGAGCGACTGCGCACTGGAAGACGAAGTACAGCTGGTTAATGATGTTGCGCGGGATGTGCGTAAGGTCGATCACGTTGGTTGACACGTGGGTGGCGACCGTGGTTTCAGCCTGGGGTGTTATTGATACCACTCCGGCCGTAGTAGCGACGGCGCAAAGGCAAAGATCTTTGTCAATGATCATAGCTTTTCCTCCTTTCCTTAAATCGTGAGCACTTCGGCTTCGGTGTTGATGATCGCATCGCACCGCTTGATGGGAATGCCCATGTAACGAGTGATCGGTTTTCCGCCGACCTCTTCATACCGCAGGGCGGCATTAGCCTTGACTGCAGCCTGCTGCTGTAGAAATTCCAGGATCAGGTTGTTGCAGTAGAAAACTGCCTGGCCCATCCCGAAGGAAGGAATTCTGTAGTAGGCTTTGGTCATTGCGGCGAATAAATCCACCACGGTTGAAGATAGCAGTGCAGTGTCTACGTTGGCACAACGTACCACGTACCTCCAATCCCTGACCGTGAAGCCGAGATCCCACTTGTAGTGGGTCCGATAGCCCTGATACCGCCCGGCCGGGGTCTGAGCATCCATCAAGGTGACTTCCCCAAGATCCTGGTGGTTGAAACCACCCCCCTCGGCACCTTTCGGATAGATCCCGTGTGCGGTGTTCGGACCCCAAACGATCAACCAGATCGAAGTCTGATACGCACCGCTGACCGCACCGTGAGTATCAATACAGTTGTATGCTGTAATGGTGCTCAGATTTGCTCCGTACTGTGGGTAACGGGGCATCAGACCGGTGAACCGCTCCGGATTCGTGTTCTGGTTGCCATAGAAAATGGTGGTGGCCATAGTCTGGTTCATGGCCTCGAGGAAAGCGTTATCCTCTGACAGCCGCCACGCTGCCGTGTTGCCGTTCAGGTCCGCAAGGGCCTTGTCAACCTCGGCATACGCCTCCAGCATCCCACAGGTATCGGTTACCTGAGATGTGATGGATTTGCTGGGCTGGATGCCGTAGTTAAGCAGGCGCCAGGCGACCGTTGGCAGTCCTGTCCGTATGGTCGATTTGTGACCAGTGGGCAGGTTCCCCTCGACAACATGCATATCATCGAGAATCGTGTTGGTCCGCTTCATCAGCTCGATGATGCCGCTTATCTTGTTGTCGGGGCCTAATCTGGATGCTATATCCAGATAGGTTACGAGAGTTCCAATGGTAGGCATTTCCTACCTCCGATTGGACTACTCCTGGAACTATTGGCCTTCCTTCGGAGGGTACACGACTGCGGCGATCTCTTCGTCCGACCGCTGGCCTACAGTACCGGTCTCAAGATGTTCTCCTCGGGAGCCGTCTACGAACTCGTGTTCTTTTACTCGTTTCCCAAGTTCGATACATTTCTCGATGAACTCAGGATCGTTACCAATTCCCGATTTTGCGAGTAGAACAGAGATGTGCGGTGTGCGTATTAGATTGAATCCGCGCTCCATGTAGGACATCTCGGCGTCGTAACCAACTCCATGCTTTTGCCGCAGATAGTCCACAGTTTCTTTCTCTGTTGCCTTCACGATTTTCTGTGCATTCACGAACTGCTCGCCGATAGTCTTCATGTACCACTGATGGATCGTATTTACCTGTGTGTCGTTCAGCTCGGCGGTATGGACGATTTGCAAGAAATCTTTCTGCATCGCCTCGTCTATCAGGAGTCCCTCCGGCAATTCGGCCTTTTCCAGTTTGTAGTCTTCTGGTTTTTCTGGCACGCCGATCGCTTTGCGATAGCGTACCTTTTCCTCCTCGGTCGCCTTCTCGTTAGGAACACTGACAGCTTGACTTTGCTTCTTTTCCAGCTCTGCATACGACCTTACGAGATCCGGTATCCCTTTCTCGAACTTGGATACGGCCTTGATCAGATCTGCATCCGCCTTCTGTTCAGTAGTCATCCCGTTCATCCATGCGTGGGGCAACTCTAGAGTCACACTCTCCGTCAACGACGTGGTGCCTTCGCCCTCGCCGGTGAGGAGGGAACCCCCCTTTGCCGCGTTTTCTACGGCAGCCGCGTTATCCTTGTCGGGCGCGGTAGCCTGTTGATCGCTCATACTTACTCCTTCTGTTTTAACAGGGCCTCCATGACCCTGTAGATTGAATCCTCCCCGAAATATCGGAGAAGAAACTTCGCATAGTTGTTAAGAGCCTGATGCTCTTCAGTCTCGGCTCTACGGAAGAAATAGAGGTTCTCGAAGATGACATGAAACACAATCTGGCCGTCTTCGGTCACCGCCACATTGCCGAACGCTTCCTTGATCCGTTGCGCACGGTCTTCTTCCGAGAGTTCGCCCAGCCATTCAAGCACCATCAGATGCTTACGCCGGGATCTCTTCCCAGTTCATCGAGAAGAAACCGTGGACCACTGTGAGCGTGTAGATGAATATGAACCCGCCCGCGGGAATGATGATCGAACCATCCAGGTCTAAGATCATCGGAGTGGTCGAGGGTAACGCTGCGGCAGTGAAAGCGCCGAAACATTGCGTGATCACCCGCAGTAAGCCATCGCCGGCACCGGCGGGAAGCGTACAAGCAGCATCCGCCAGACCGGTTGCGGCTACTCCGTTACCCAGCATCGCGGAGTATGTGGCCAACGCCGTTGTATGCGTCGCAACGCCCGCTGCCGCATATCCTCCGCCAATCGCCATATTCGCTTCGGCCGCCGGAGCGAGACATAGAGCAATACCGATCTGGCGCGGAACCAGCAACTTCGTATTGCCCGCGGGATTTGACAGACAAAATCCTGTATATGTCGCTGCCAGCGCTATCGTGGTTGTGGTATCTGCCTGACTGGCGGCATGAAACAGGTTTAACCGCAGTGCCTGCTCATACATCTTGCCATGGAGCTGACTCACGCATCGCTCTCCCTGTTGACCGACTCGCTCTATCAGCGTCGGGATCCCATCGGGAAGTTTCATGCCGGAAGGAGCTCCAGCCATCAATACATTTTCACCCATCTTTTTCCTCCTGCTCTTACAGAGCAAATTGGTTTACTGCCAACGGCAGCATTTATGGTCCCGGTGTGACCCGCGACCTCTTTCTCTGTTGCGTGGCGGCCTTGCCGATACCCGCTAACATGGAATCCGACTTAACCGGTTCGTTGAGCTTTTGTGCGTTCTGTGCAAGGAGCTCCTGTTGTGCCATGGCAACCGCTTCCTGCTCTTTTCTGGCCGCCTCTTCCAAGCGGATCCTCCGGACCTCCGTAACCTGTGGACGTTCCCGGATCACCTTCTGTGGCATCGCCTTAGCGTCCAAACCGATACGCATGAGCTCATCGGCATCAACATTATCCAGGCTCTCGGGGAACATATCTCCCAATCCCTGAATGAACAGCATCCCTGTATCGATACCCTGGGTCTGATGATATTTCTTGGTTTGGAGTGCAAGAGGCCCCTGGAACTCAATATGGATTCTTCCGCCCTGTGATAAATCCGGGGGCGGGAAGGGTATCAGGCCGTTGTGATCGCAAATTTGAAAAGTCCTCTTGATCAGCGGTATCAGGCATTCGCTGTTCAGCCGGCCGATCATCGGACCCTGAACCGTAGCTTTCTCGCCCTGCCTCTCTCGGATCTCGGTAGCGGTATAAGGCCCACCCTCCAGCTGCTCCATCAGCAAGAACATCTTTGTGCGGAATGAATTGCGGATCTGTTCCTTGATTTCCTCTTCCTGGTCTTTGGTCAGGGGATAGTTCTGTGCTAGGTTTATAGGAAAAATCATTTCATCCGGTTTGGTGTAATAGTTGTATCCTCGAGGTACTATCCGCTCCATGCCTTTCATGGCCGCCGGAACATTCAGCGGAGGCATTCCACCCAACTGTACGATTTCCAGGTTTGTCTTACTTACCTGGTTGAGACGGAGAATATCCTGGATTGCGTCG